CGCTTTAACCATCAGCTCCATACTCATGCTGCACCTCCGAGATGCTTCATGTTTTTTCCGGAGCAAAAGGCTATAAGCGGCATACTGACGCGGTAATTACGGCCCAGCGGTTCACAAACCACCTTCTGACATTCACGGTCAACCAGGCTAACACGTAGAACATGCCCTGCAGGCGTGGTGTACCACTGACCCGGACGAGGACAACGGAAAGTCTGATTGGTAAAACGTTTGAAAATATTCCGGATCATTTGCGCCCCCTTACCTCTGAAGGGTTCAGCGACAAATTTATGAGGCAGGCCAGCGCCGAAGCATCATTAATATAATCATATAAGCTAACAGCCAGCGGAGATTCGGCTTTTGCCAACATAGGATAAAGCTGCTGCAGCCAGACCTGATGAATTGATGAAATGTAGGAACAGAGAACGCTGGCGTTATGTGCAACGTCGGGCTTTGAAAGCTGTTTCTCCATCTGGTTAAAGGCATTGATATATGCCTCTTTGAACTGGGCAGCACGTTTACCCGTGAAACCCATAGCAAGAAACGCAAAACCGTCGCGTGTGATTTGGTAGCAAGGAAGTTTGCGACCTGTGCAATCAGTGTAATCACTCACCGAAAAATTGCGGGCAGTGAATGATGCTGAGCATTCAAGCGTGCGGATCTTTTTCAGTACATCGTCATGACGTTTGGAGAAGAAGTTGGCAACAGCCAGGGATGAAGTAACAGCCTGACCATCAACGATGGCAATTTCAGGTTGAGTGAGGGTTGGGATCGTAGCCATGATGGCAGCCTCTTTGGTGATTTTTAATAACTCACCACCAAGGCTTTCCACGACCTTATTGGTGGTGAGACGTACAGGGGTGGAAATACCGGTCACCAAAGAACCCGGCCCAACCGAAGTTGGCCCTGCACGCCCCACCATAATTTGGGCGTAATGCTGCTCATGACACAAAAAAACCGCAAGAGCGCGGTTGTGCGCTTTGGTGAATTCCGGGTTTCCACGCCCGGCACCCGTTTTATAAGGTGCCTGAACAGTGTAACGTCCCGGAATGGCAGAATCAATGTGTTGGTGGTCCGTCACACTCAACAAAATCACGCCTGAATTTCCACAAAGGACTAAAGCACTCATGCGGGTAGTCTTTGCGAAGATAGATAACGCGCTGTGTTTCTGGTTCCCAACGAATAACATGAACATAAAGCCCTCTTCCGTCACGAAACCAGCGGTTAAGTTCCTGCACAACTCGCCCCCCACAGTCAGGTAAAGTTCTCTGTGGTTACTTACAGCCAGGTGATTTGGTAATCTGCATTCATGCCGTAACAACAGGTGTTCAGAGACGCTGACCACCAGCTGTTGCGACAAACGGTTATTTGCCGTTAAACTGTTCATGCGTTAGTTTCTCCACAGACACAAAACGCCACGACGCCCGGAGCTGCACACTCGCGGGCGTCACTCTTTTCTGGAGCGCAGAAAATTTTGTAGACCAGTGCCGCATGCTCCTGGAGCTTCGAAATTGAGAGGTACAGCTCGTCGTTAATTGCTGTCTTCTCATGCGGTTCCACTACACCGTCTTCAATTGCTGAACGAATCTGTTTTGAATAACTGCCGATCTGTTCAATGACCTCCAGCAGGCGTTGGTTGATATCGGCGTTGTCCACATCCTCGACATCAGGAAGAGACACAAAGACGCCATTTGCAGACTGCGCCACAGCGTCAGCAATGAAGTGAGTTCCACCAGCACGTTGCAAAATCATTGCCCATCCCAGCGGGAAAATCTGATCGCCATCGGCACGAAGGCGGTTAAATAATGCGTTCTCTGTTACATCCAGCCAGTCAGCAGCTTCAGCGTACCCCCCAGGCAACGCTGCGATAGTTTTTCTGACAGCTTTCACGTACCACTCAGGCTGTTTTTCTACTTTCCAGTGATGCTTACCCACGGTTCACCTCCTGTTCCTGTGGTTTAAACCCATTCTGGTTTTGGCTAGATTGAAAACGTGCCGGATAAAGAATCTGCATTTCGCTGACTTCACCCTTAAAAAAATTGGCTAAACGTTCTGCAAGCTCGATAGATGGAATCTGCTCCAGCCTCTCAATACGACTCAACGTCGCTGGATTGACTTGAACACCCGCAGCAACATGCTGCAAAGTGAAACCATGCGCCTTACGCACATTTCGTAATGGTGATTGCATACGCCCTCCAAATATTGCGCGTTATGCATGTTATTTCACGCAATTATTTTGCGCAAGTTGATTTGCTTATCACGCAATAAAGAAATGTAATAAACGCATGAACATAGGAAACCGAGTCAGACAACTTCGCCAAGCGAAGAACATGAAAATCGCCGATCTCGCTGAAGCGATAGGAGTAGATGCGGCGAACATCTCGCGCTTAGAAACGGGTAAGCAAAAACAATTTACCGAACAAACACTGAGTAATATTGCCAAGAGCTTAGGTGTTGATATTGCTGATCTCTTTACCTCTGCCCACAAAAGTAATACTGTATATAAAAACAGTAATAATGAGGATGTTGCGCAGGTGAAGGATGTGTTCCGTATTGAAATGCTGGATATCAGTGCCAGTGCGGGAAATGGCCTTATCCAGGGCGGTGATGTCATTGATGTGATTCATGCCATCGAATACAGAACTGATAATGCTGTATCAATGTTCGGCGGACGACCAGCCAATCACATCAAAGTTATCAACGTTCGTGGGGACAGTATGTGTCCAACCATTGAGCCAGGAGATCTCATCTTCGTTGATGTCAGCATCAATCAGTTTGATGGTGATGGTATATATGTCTTTGGTTTTGATGACAAAATATACGTTAAAAGACTTCAAATGATTCCTGACAAACTGCTGGTGATTTCTGATAACCAGATTTACCGTGAATGGGGAATTACTAGCGAAAACGAACACCGATTCATGGTCTTTGGAAAGGTCTTAATCAGTCAGTCGCAAACCCTTAAGAGACATAATTAACCTCAATATCCCATCCATCGGCCACCGAAAGGTGGCTTTTTATTACCTATAAATTTGCATATCTCGCAAATATCACTTGCATATCTCGCAATTTAATTTTATCTTTTGTTCCAGACCAACTACAGGATTACAACAAAATCTGGTTGCAACACGGTGCATGTGTCGTAAGCAGTCAGTAAATGTCAAAAACGAACAGGCAGGACGCCCACGAAGTAGCCGCCTGGGGCATATGAAGTCCAGGATGATTCGTTGAGTCATGTTGTGCCACTAGGCACTCATGTTAAAGCAGGTGTATGAAATGAAAGTCCAGATTTTAAACAATAACTGTGAAGTCGTTTGGTCATACGACATAGCCGCCCCTGTAGATCAGAGCGGCGATAGCTGGACCAATGGGAAACATCAGATTATGGCTGGAGTTGTGTTCTCTTTACGCCGTGCTTTGGAACAGGCTGAAGTATTTCCATCAGACCCTGAATGGAAATGGCCTTTTTCTATTTGTCCAAATTCGGAGAGCACATTTCAGAAAATTGGTCAGAAAGTCGCACTCGAAGAGCATCAGCCAACTGTTTCCTGATTTTTTCAGGTAACTCGTCGGCATCGCAGAAACAACAACGCTCGATCATGTTGAAAGCCGATTCGTAGAACTGTTTTTGCTGAGTGTCGCTGAGACAGGAAAAGAGCGACGTTACGATGATTTTATTAATTGCATTATCAAGTTCTTTTTCATCAAAAGTCATTTGATTTTCCTTTTATGTATACGGGCTTAAAAGGATACCACCGAGCCTGAAGTGGTAAAAAGACAGGCACATAACAGCTAAGTATTTTCAACCAGAGAGAATCCTTAGCGTTGTGGTGAATGCGGCTCAGCGCACGCGGGTTAAGGTTGAGGCTGACAGTCGACCTTCTGTGGATACCCACCCGCCTGGTGTGCAACCTTCGCCAGGCACCGGGAGGCACCCGGCACCACAACTTTATGCTGTGTGTAGTCCTGGTGGTACCAGTTTGTACCCTTGCTTCCGGCTGGTACCGTCCTTTTTACAAAACAGAGAAGAGCATCACCGGACGACGGGCTCATAACCCAATCCATCCGGGCGGCTGCCACCGCAGGTGTTCTTCTCTGTTTTGTGGAGAAACCAACCGACCTTGCAGGGTCGATATGATGAGGAGCAGCAAAATGGCTAGCGAACGCAGTACTGATGTGCAGGCATTTATCGGGGAGCTGGACGGCGGCGTATTTGAAACCAAAATCGGCGCAGTTCTCAGTGAAGTCGCTTCCGGTGTGATGAACACGAAAACCAAAGGGAAGGTCTCACT